CAAAAAGTAAGGGTTATTAAAACAATTTAAAAGGAAAACACTATGGCATTTCAATTATCACCAGGTGTACTCGTAAAAGAAACAGACTTAACAAATATTATACCTGCTGTCGCAACAAGTATCGGCGGAATGGTTATAGTATCTGAAAAGGGTCCTATTGATGAAATCACACAGATTTCTTCAGAAAAAGAACTAGTAGATGTATTCGGCAAACCCGATGGAAATACTTTTGAGTATTTTTTCACTGCTGCTAACTTTTTACAGTACGCTAACACATTAAAGGTGGTTCGTGCAAATACAGGCAATGTTAACGCTTGTGTTTCAGGTTCTGCTGTGCAAATTAAAAGCACAACACACTATCAAGATAACTTTGCAAGTGGTCAAGCCAATGTAGGTTTATGGGCAGCAAGAACTGCAGGAACACACGGAAACAATTTACAAGTTTCTATGTGTACTAATGCAAACGCTTATGCTTCTACCGCAACTTCTCTAGTAAATAACGGATCAGGTATCGCTGTCGGCGCTACTGTGGTTGCTGTTGATACTGGTTCAGAATTTGTTATTGGCGACTTAATAGAATTCGGAGACGCTTCTGGAGCATTCACTTCAGCACCATCTGGCGAATACTATGAGATCACTGCTATTAATACAAACAATTTAACTATTAAAAGAAACACTCAAGGCGGTGGTACAGGATTGAAACAAGCTGTTGTTGACAACGCTGTTATTAAGAGATACTGGAAATATTTTGACCAGTTTAACTCTGCACCTGGAACTACTACTGATGTTTCAAATAATGGTGGATCAAATGACGAATTACACATAATCGTAATAGATGAAGATGGCGGTATCTCTGGTGCTGCTGGAACAATTTTAGAATCTTATGAAGGTTTATCTCAAGCGTCTGACGCTAAGACTGCTTCAGGGGCGACTAACTTTTACGCTGATGTAATTTACAATCAATCAGATTTCATTTACTGGATGGATCACGACACTACACTCGCTAATGCAGGTAATGTTAAACAATCACAAGCATTCGATAATGTGGGTTCAAGTGCTACAGCACTTTACACTAATTCATTATCAAGTGGTACAGATGATAACACACCAACAAACGGTGAGTTAGCACTTGCTTATGACTTGTTTAAAGATGGTGAAACAGTAGATGTAAATTTACTACTAACTGGACCTTCAAATACTGCTTCTGACGCTACTGGTGTTACCAAAGCGACTGCTGTAATTGATGTTGCAGAATCTCGTAGAGATGTTGTTGCATTTATTTCACCTGCTCGTGCTGATGTAGTGAGTATTCAAGACGCTATTGAACAGACTGCTAAAGTTAAAGAATTTGCTGACGCTCTTTCTTCTTCTTCTTATTCTGTTTTAGATAGTGGTTACAAATATATGTATGATAAGTACAATGATGTATATAGATTCGTTCCTCTGAACGGAGATATTGCTGGACTTTGTGCTCGTACAGATAATGTAGCAGACGCTTGGTTCTCACCTGCTGGTCTAAATAGAGGTCAAATTAGAGGTTCTGTTAAACTTGCTTATAGTCCTAACAAATCTCAAAGAGACACTTTATATCGTGCAAGAATAAATCCTGTCGCAACATTCCCTGGTCAAGGTACTGTACTATTTGGTGATAAAACTATGTTATCAAAACCAAGTGCATTTGATCGTATCAATGTTAGACGATTGTTTATCGTTCTCGAAAAAGCAATTTCAACTGCTTCTAAATTTCAGTTATTTGAATTCAATGATGAATTTACAAGAGCACAATTTAGAAATTCAGTAGAACCGTTTTTAAGAGATGTACAAGGACGAAGAGGTCTTACAGACTTCTTAGTAGTATGTGATGATACAAACAATACTGGCGAAGTAATTGACAGAAACGAATTTAGGGCAGATATCTTTATCAAACCTAATCGTTCAATTAACTTCATAACTTTAAACTTCGTAGCAACAAGAACTGGCGTGTCCTTTTCTGAAGTTGCTGGCGCTTAACCTAGAAAGAGGAGAATAAAAAATGGCTAATATAAACGATTTTAAAGCTCGTCTCTCTGGAGGCGGTGCAAGAGCGAATCAGTTCAAGGTAACAATGCCTTTCCCTGGTTACTCAACAGTTGGTGGCGAGACGCAACAAATGGCGTTCTTATGTACTACTGCTCAGTTACCTGGAATGACAATTTCTGAAACACCGATACCGTTTAGAGGTCGTACTCTATACATTGCTGGTGATAGAGAATTTGAACCTTGGACGGTTACAATACTAAACGACACAGATTTCCTAGTCAGAAATGGATTGGAAAGATGGATGAATGGTATTAATAATATGACTGATAACGAGGGTTTAACAAATCCTGTTGACTACCAAGTTGACGCTTTTGTTGACCAGTTAGATAGAAACGGATCTACTCTTAAAACTTATACATTAAGAGGTTCTTTCCCAACTACTCTAGCACCGATTGACTTATCTTATTCTGATAATTCAGCGGTTGAAACTTTCAGTTGTACTTTTAGATATCAGTACTTTGAAACAGATACTACTACTTAATTTATCATATAAATAGTAATATCACAATATTATGAAAAGGAATACAAATGGCTGAATTATTTGGCTTTCAAATAACCAGACCCGTTAAAGCAAAGGACGGTGGATCTCCACAAAGTTTCACCGTTCCTACGCCAGATGACGGCACTACAACAATCTCTGCTGGTGGTTACTTCGGATCTTATCTCGACCAAGAAGGTGGGGCGAAGAATGAAGAAGAACTAATCAGACGATATAGAGAAATTGCGATTTACCCAGAAGTAGATACTGCAATAGACGACATAGTAAATGAGTCAATCGTATCGAATGAAAGAGATCAATCAGTAAGTCTATCACTAGACAATTTACAACTTTCTGAAAAAATTAAAGGTAAGATAAGAGAAGAATTTGATGAAGTTCTTAACTTACTACAATTTGATGAGAAGGGACACGATATTTTTAAAAGATGGTACATAGACGGAAGAGTTTATTATCATAAAGTTATTGACGCTGATAAACCTAAACTAGGTCTAACAGAAATCAGATACATTGACCCACGCAAAATTCGTAAAGTTAGAGAAATAAAAAAACAAAGAAGTCTTAAAGGTGTAGAGATGACCCAGGCAGTAAATGAATGGTATGTCTATAACGAAAAAGGTATGACTTCACCTAACTCTAATATGGGTGTTAAGATAGCACCTGACGCTATTACATATTGCACTTCGGGTGTAATTGACCAAAACAAAAATGTTGTTTTAAGTAATTTGCATAAAGCAATTAAACCTGTTAATCAATTACGAATGATCGAGGATGCAATAGTTATCTATCGTATCGTAAGGGCACCTGAACGAAGAATATTTTACATTGATGTTGGTAATTTACCTAAGATTAAGGCAGAACAATATCTAAAAGATGTTATGGCAAGATATAGAAATAAACTTGTCTATGACGCTAACACTGGTGAAATGAGAGATGACAGAAAACATATGTCTATGCTCGAGGACTTCTGGTTACCTAGAAGAGAAGGTGGTCGAGGAACAGAAATTTCAACCTTACCTGGTGGTCAAAATCTAGGTGAGATAAATGATGTTCAGTACTTTCAAAAAAGAGTTTACAGATCACTCCATGTTCCAGTAAGTAGAATGGAACAAGATCAAGGTTTCAGTATTGGTAAAAGTGCTGAAATTACAAGAGACGAAGTAAAGTTTTCTAAATTTGTACAAAGATTAAGAAAACGCTTTACAGGTCTATTTCAAGACCTATTGAAAACACAATTAGTATTAAAAGGTGTTATATCAATAGATGACTGGGATAGAATTAAACAACACATTCAATATGATTTTTTACAAGATGGACATTTTGCTGAATTAAAAACTGCTGAAATGCTAAGAGAAAGAATTAATCTTGCAAATGAACTAACACCTTATGTTGGTAAATATTTTTCAGTAGAATATCTAAGAAAGAATGTGTTAAGACAATCAGATGAAGAGATTTTAGAGATCAATTCACAAATCGCTAATGAAGTTCAACACGGTGTAATCGCAGATCCATTAGAATCTGAAGAAGATGAAAACGAGATTGAACAAGATATAATGAATAAAGGAGAAAATGAATGAGTGAAGAACAAACACAGGACAATAATCCTGAAGTAAACCATGTTAAAGATATGATAGATTCTCTATCTCAAGGAGATAATATTGGTGCCGAGAAGGCATTTAAAAATGGTCTTGCTGGTAAAATTTCAACAGCACTAGATGATAGGCGTCAAGATGTTGCAGGTGAATGGATGAACGACAAACTTGAAACTGAAGAATTGCCTGAAGAACCCGCTGTAGAAGTAGAGGCACAACCCGAAGAAGATATATTAGGCACAGGAAAAGGTGCTCCATATACCGAGGTTGATCCTTTTTCTGGTAACGGCATAGAGGAACCCACACAGGATGAGACAGTATAACGAATATGTTTCGTCATTAGACGAATCAGAACACAAAAAGAGTAAAGAATATAAGAAATTATCACCTAAAATGAAAAAGGCGATAGATGACTTATTCAGAACATCTGATTCGTTAGATAAGATAGACACTAACATTGCTCGAGTAGTAAAAAAGTATGGTGTTAACAAAGATAAAATTATGGATTATTTAGAGAGAGAAACTCTTAGATAGTATAAATAGTTAATAGGAGAGATTTATGGCATTCGCAACAAAAACATTAAGAGACGACAACATACCTACGGGTGCTGGTTCTGCCGGCGGTCTAGTTGTAGTTCGTCTAGATCATTCAGCCGATAGTGCTACTACTGCTGCGGCATTAGACGCAAGTGCCTTATCAGGACACGCTAACGGTGCAAAATTAAGTATCGTAAAAATACATCACGCCCTTGCTGGTTCAGTACTAGTACAATTTAAAGGTGCGTCAGCTGATACAACAGCAATCAGACTTACAGGTACAGGCACATATGCAGGACCTGCTATTGCTAATGACGCTACAAACGCTGGTGCAACAAGTGGCGACTTACAAACGAATGCCGCTAGTGCAACAGGTTACATTATATTAGAATTAAGAAAAGATAAAAACTTTACAGCATAGGAGAGATTAAATGCATAGTAATTACAAACATATTGGTAGAGGACTTGCAGAGTCTGCCGCTTCTATACTTAAAGGTGAAACTTTAAACGAAGAATTATCTGCTGCTCAGAAAAAACTTCCACCTGCTTTACAAAAAGCAATCGCTAAAAAAGATGGTGATAAAGAAGAAATGATGGAGCCAAAAAAAGATAAAGAAAAAGTTGAAGGTATGAAGATGGCTTCTAAGATGAAAAAGGCAGAAAAAGAACCTTATCATCCTGGTGAGGGCGAACATAATAAAGAAGAACTTTCTCCTGCTCAAAAGAAAATGGATAAAAACGGCAACGGTAAAGTTGACGGTGAAGATTTAGCAAAACTTAGAGCAAAAAAAGAACAGTTAGAAGAAATTATTAGAGACTTAGAATCTAAAATAGAAGAGTAATATAATGGCTGACACGGTAACTAGTCAAACTATCGCTGATGTAAGTGGTCAAAAGACTACAATGAAGTTTACCAATCTGTCAGATGGTAGTGGGGAAGATTTAGTAAAAAAGATGGACGCTTCGGCATTAAGTTATATGACCGAGGATGCAACCAAAAAAATATCTAAATTAAACTGGTCTATTAATACACAGGATCCAAAAGGTGCTGTAGAAATATTGTGGGCGGGTAGTGGTGCTGCGAGTGCAAACTCAACAGCAGTTATTTTAACTGGACAAGGTGTCTGGGATTTAAGAACTGATGGTAATGAGATTGCAAATACGGCTACATTAGTTGCTAGTGAATCACCAGCGGGTGATGTACTATTTACTACAAGAAATTTTAATAACGGTGATAGTTATACTATCATAGTAGAGGTAAGATAAATGAAATTAATCACAGAAACTATTGAGAATATAGAACTGATTACTGAAGATAAAAGTAATGGTGGTAAAGATTATAAAATTCGTGGTATCTTTCTACAAGGTGATATTAAAAATCGTAATGGTAGAATTTATCCAGTAGATGTACTATCTAAAGAAGTAGGTAGATACAATAAAGAATTTGTAGAAAAGAAAAGAGCTTTCGGTGAGTTAGGACATCCTGACGGACCGACCGTGAACCTCGAAAGAGTTTCACATATGATTACTAGTTTGAAACCAGAAGGAAGAAATTTCATTGGCGAAGCTAAGATCATGGATACACCTTACGGCAAAATCGTCAAGAATTTAATTGACGAAGGTGCTCAATTAGGGGTATCATCTAGAGGTATGGGGTCAATGAAACAAGTTAATGGCAAAAATGTTATTAACTCTGACTTCTATCT